CGGTAAGTAATCCGCCGTCTCCCCCAATGCAAATACAGGCGGATGTGCCGTCTATTTTTTCCGTTACTATGCACTCCTTGTTATATCTGCTTATCTTGGGGAACGGCACAAATTACTGCGTTTCGTTTTTTTTTGTACTTCCGATCCTCCTTTTTTGCGTTCGCACACGATGACAGTTGGCACATACCAAATCATATTTTGACAGTTCCGATTCTATGGTTAATACTGCCCGATTAATCGCTTATCCTCATAAAAACTCCCCAGGAACTCCATTCCTGATCTCTGCTCAAAATCATCCACTGACAAAAACCGCCCGCCATACAAGGCATGCGCCAATGCATACACGCTATCGTCCTGGATGCCATGCTTCTTTTTCTTCTCCGTGGATCCGAACCACTTCTTATCCGGATCATGGTCGAACTCTAAAAGCTCTTCCTCAAGGATGTCGTTAGCCCTTGACCCCGGGATCGCCAATCTTGCCGACTTGAACCGCCCATCATTGATAACCATATAAAGCTCTGTAAACAAAGCTAATTGCTTAGACTGGCTTGGATGCACCAGATCAAACTTGATATTAAGCTCCTCGCAAATTTCAGATAAATCCCAAGTTCCCCACGGCTCAGAGCAATATGAATTTATGCCTCCATACTCCATGTCGATATCCCTTAAAAACTTTTTCATGGATTCGAGGGAACTGCTTTCCAGAAAATCCAGTGCTATAAGAACATACAAATACTTCGGCACTTCCAGCGTCCCAATCTCGGGGCGAGTCCTGCTTTGTGGTAGTCCTTTCGCCACCGCCACCGCAATCGTTCGGGCGTTTGTTCTCTTCCCTTCGATAGGTGCAGCTCTATCCATCCCGGTCAAAACACACCAGTCGGTGTCATACAAATCTCCAAGATGTTCCAGCTCCTCAATCGAACAATATCTCGGATACCTGTTTTCTGTTTGAAGCTTATACTCTCTGTCTGCCGGCCACAAAATCTGGTTTATTTCTTGGATCTGTTTCTGACTAGAATAAATCAAGTCATATCGTTCACCATCCAACCCAGATTCCTCGGTCAGCTTCCGATCATTCTCCCGGATTTTTTGCAGGCGTTTGACGGCAGTTAAAACTTTCACGTGGTTATTTAGATTCCCATACGCGCCCAGATAATAAATCGATTCAACCTCCGCCTTAGAGAAAACCTTATCCTCTCCAGCTTCCCATATGTTTTTAAAAAGCCTATCAAATCCCTTCCCGACATAATGCACAACCTTAAACGATTCTAATTGCTCCTGCGTCATGTTCGGATGCCAAAAGTCGCGGTAATCTCCGTTTGGGCTGCATCGGTAAGAAAAATATGTAGCTGTATCTTCTCCGGAATTTACTTTTTGATAGATATGGAAAAGGGGATGGTTTTTGCCAGACACGGTTGTGTCTATCATACCGAAAGCATTGGTTATGTTTCGTAAACTTGTATCTATGTCCTCAAAAAATTTATGATTTTTTAGCTCGAAAAATTCTGAAAAGGTGTATCCGTTAATGTTGCTCATAAGTCCTGAGAATGTAGTGGCTGAAGCTATCGTTGACACCACATTCCCTTTACTGTCTCTCAGCCGTATTTCTTTCTGCTGAATGTTTTTACCGCCAATAATCTTTAATAACTTCGGGCTATTGTTTAATATCCCGACTATTTCCTTATAATGAACAAGGACTGACTGATCTTTACTGTTGGCACATAACATCAGCGTCTGCTTCGGGAAATTCATCCATTTCCAAATAATTATCAAACACAACAAAAATGATTTACCCTCACCTCGCATCCAACAAAGAATAATGCGACGATAAACAAAAATACCGTCTTTCATCTTTAAGCATTCCCTTACTATCTCTTTGTGCCTTTCCCAAAAACTTTTATAAGATCTCCCAGTTATCGGGTGTTTATCGTTAGGCAACTCGCCAAGGTACATCCATTTCGGAGCAAAACTTCCAACTGGCGTAACAGAAACCCGGATGTTCTCCTCACAGAACTTAATAAACCCTTCAGCTCCATCCCGGTAGCTCGGGTCAAAACCGACACGCGCCCGGGAGGCTGTTGTAGCTCTTGATTTTAAAACACTGGTTTTTGTTGACAATTATCCCCTCCCCTAAGCCTATTGTTATCACCACCCCTGCCGCGTATCGGCATACCCGCTTGTTTGATTTGGTATCTCACAGCAGTCCAGGTAATCCCAAAATATCGCCCAACCTGCGCGAAGGATAGCTGCTCATCGCAATACAGCGCTATCAGTGCGGATAAATAATCCGGGTAGCCAAGTTGGTTGGCGCGGGCGAGTTTGTCTGTTGCGTAATGGGTCATTTAAAAAGCTCCACTCGACAACCTTCTTCATCATCATCTATGCCTTTCTGGTATTTGTTCCTTAAATTTATCAATTCCTTCGACATAGAAATATGCGAGCACAGCCGATCAACCTCTAAATTACTCGGGCGTTTCGGAGTGGTAATAAACCGCATCGCTTCAGACAATCTTCCCATTACCGATATCCTCTCCCGCCTGCCTCGTACCGCTTCACAGTCTCGACCTTGCATGCCTCAAATTCTTCTTTCTTTAACTCTTCAATCCGATATTTCAAATACTTAACTTCCTTCAAAAGCTCTTCAATGTTTTTTTTGTCAGTACCGCTAACGTCACGATCAAGGATTGCCTCGAGGCAGGTTGATAAAAAAGGATAATAGCCGATAATTGCTTCATATTTCTCGCCCTTCGTCTTTCCCTTCTCAACAATCATGGGGCGATAAACAGTCCAACATTGGCTGTCAGACCTGACAATCAAATCCCCAATCTTCACTTCAGTCGCCATTTTTGTTCTCCTTTTCGAGATTGTTTATTTTCCAACACAAAAACACAAGCATTAATAACCTTAACTTTTGTGAATGTGGCCGACTACATCGCCATCTTCAAGATCTCTCGCTTGTGGTCCATGAGCTATCCTCCACCCGTTTAAATTCAAGGCACCATACAAATGGGTTATCAGCCCATGACCGGCCCGGTTTCTTGCCGTTGGTTGAGTCCCATAGACTGGCAAACAAAATCCGATTTTCGCGGCCTAAAATACCATCAAACCCGCTTCTAAAATCATCAGCATTGACACCTTCTGCCTTTGCGTCCGCTTCAGAAATTTCCATTACCCTCTCAACCCTGACGCCTGTTATCTCCAACGTGATCCGGCTGGCCCAGCGGGGCATGTGGATTGAAGGATGGTGGCCCCACGTTAAGGTGGTTTCGATGGGGCGTAATTCCTTTGGGCTGGGTTCGTTGCTCAGGATTTCCTCGTCATAAACCAAAAACTTATTTCCTATTCCTTGCCCCCCAACCTCAGTAATCCAATAATTCTCCCTCACCCAAAGCCGATTTCCGGGTTGACCGTAGGGGCTTTTTACAAATTCTTCACCCGTTTCAAAACCAAAGCCATAATCACTGACATGATACGCTTTCCACGTGGCGGGCGCGTCGAATAGTGGGTATTTATGTTTAACCCCCCGCCGCGTCTGGCTCTTCCGGCCTTCCAGAATTGCCCGGACCATTTCACTGCTGAAAATTATCGGTTTTTCTTTCATCACATCTCCCTTTTCGTTTCTCGATTGTTTAACCCTGCCCTTTATTCCGCTTTGTGATTAATTGTTTTCATGCGATGCGACTATGAATTTTTTAGGTAAATCGGCCCATTTAAATGCTATAAAAAAACTTGAATTATCTTTGTTGTTTTTTTTAACTCCAGGGCGATTGCCGTAATACAATTGTGAGTTATACCAAAGGCGGAAAATATTAAGTCTTGCCAGCGTCCACTGCTTCAGGCCGGAATCATCTCCAAACCCGTAGAAAAAATAATCCCCCCAACCTTCGATAATTTTTGACATTTCGGTTTTAATGCCACTTGGCCGTCCAGCCCTAATCGTAAACTCATCACCATATCTGTCCATGTAGTCAATTGTCCTGATTCTGCATCCGATCCTGACGGCATCCATTTTTAAAACCATCAGATCTGTGTTTCTTTCTTGGTCTTCCTCGAGAGGTGGCTCGCCGATCAGATGGACGCCAAGGATAGATTTTATTTCAGGGAGAAATTGATCCGACCACTTTTTATCTTGCTGCCATCCATTCAAAGCGCTTCAATCCCCCATCCGTCAAAACCTTCTATTTTACGCCGGTTAAACATATCCAGCCGCCGGCCGGCCGTTACCCTGCGAACAACATCATAAAAATCTTCCGGCTTTTCACTGTGAGCGCCCCTCGGTGAATTGAAACATACCGGGAATGCTTTGGTGTTTATAAACTGTGGGGTTCCTTTTCGTGCGTATAGTGCGAACTCGCAATTATATTGAGGCAACCCGATAGGCTGGAATCCGCCTGGTTTGTGCCAGACAAACACGCAGACATATTTCAAACCCCATACGTCTATCAGTCGGAAGGCCATTGGTAAAAACTTATGGGTCGTCCATAGCCAGACATGGCAATCATCAGCGGATGTGATTTTTAAAATTTCAAGCTCTGATTCCGCCATGGTCGGGTATTCAAACTCCGACTGATTCGGCCTTTCATCTCTTTCTATTTTTTGCATCGGCCATGGCGGATCAATAACAAGAACATCGTAAACACCATCTATTTCTTTAGCGGTTTTCGTTTTAATATTTTCAAGTTTTTCAATAATTTCTCCCCTCTTTAGTTCTCGTTGTTCATTCCTAATCTCTTTCGCCGCCGCTAAAATTTCTTTTTCGCCAAGGGCTATAGCAGGTTGACAATAATCGGCTGATTTTCTGCCGGCGTTTTCTCTTGTGCCGCCACCCTGTGGATGTCTATTCTCTAATATCTTTGGCATTTCTGTAATGGTTTCAATAACCTTTGATTCTGGTGTAACATTTGTTACACCCTGCATCCTCGACGCTTTCATTGTAAATGTTTCCGGCTTTGCCTTCGCTTCAAATATCCTCTCAATCTCTGCGGATATTTCACGCCCAATCTCGCGCAGCGATTTCCCGGTTATTTCTTTTTCTTCCAACTCTTCAGATATCCTTTGTTCAATCCAAAGGGAACAGGCTTCATTTATTGCCATTGTTACTATCCTCCAAACACTTTATAATATTAAATCCTTCGGGTTTATCCCGAGAACATTACCAACCTTATCCGCAAAAGTAATCGGCCTTCTCCTTAACGTCTCGTGCATAGCTTGCCGACTAACTCCCAACTGCCGCGCCAACCAAGCAACGCTTTGGTTTGTCAATTGGAGCTCTCTTAAAATACGATCCGTGTCTAATTGTAATTTTTTAGCCATGTGCTTTATATGCGCCATTATTTTGTGAAAGTCAAGTTATTTATTGACTACCAATCCCATAATAAAAATTCCGAAACGTAGCCGTCTTATCATCCCATTGCAGCTTCACCATACCAGTCGGCCCGTTCCTGTGCTTCTGGACATCCAGCTCCCCGATCCCCTTATTTTCGTTATTTGGATCTGAATTATAAACCTCGTCCCTGTACAGAAACATAACAATATCAGCATCCTGCTCCACTGCTCCCGATTCCCTGAGATCAGACAACACCGGCCTCTTGTCATTCCTTCCTTCGACGTTCCTATTCAACTGTGACAACAGCAAGATCGGGATGTTTAATTCTTTCGCCAATAACTTCAACTCCCGGGTCATCGCCCCGACTTCCAGATCCTTCCGCCTGTTAAAATCCCCACGCTTCACCATCAACTGCAAATAATCGATCATCACTATCTTTAACCCCAAACTTCGCTTCGCCCTCCGGATCTTGCGCTTAATCACGTCAAAATCCGAATCCTTCGGGCTGTCGATAAAGAACGGCATCATATTCACCCGATCCATGGCGACGGAAATCTTTTCCCATTCCTTCGGCAAAATTCCACCCACCCGGAACTTCCTCTGATCAACTCCAGATATCTTAGACACCATCCTAGTGGTGATCTGATCATTCGGCATCTCCAAGGAAACAAACAATACCGGGCTCAGGTCCTCAATAAACGATCTTGCCAAGTCTAAAGCAAAAGCGGTTTTTCCAATTCCGGGCCTTGCCGCCAAAACAAGCAAGTCGGTGTTCTGTAACCCCCCCGTCATTTTGTCCAGCCGGGTGAATTTCGTCTCCAACCCAGTTATCCCGTTCGCAGATCGATTCACCCGCATATACCTGTCCATCAAATCGGGCAATAAATCACCGGCCCGGACAGGTTCCTGGTTCAAAATATCATTCTCATTCACAGACACCATCTGCTGGGCCTTATCCAAAACCTCAACAGATCCAACCGTGTCATCAAAGCATAGTTTATGAATTTCCAAGCTATCCACGCACACCCTTCTCTTAACAGCCAAGTTCTTTAAGATTTCACAATACTGTTCAATATTCGAGGTAATCGGGGCATCATCCAATAGTCCGGCAAGATACACCGACCCTCCAATATCCTCTATCCTGCCATTCTCCCTCAGTCTCTCAAGCAAGGTTATTAAATCGATCAGCTTCCCTCTATTATTCAACTCCGTTATCGCCTCAAAAATATACCTGTGCGATGTCTTGTAAAAATCCTGACTCTTTAAAAACTCAACTGCAAATTCCAAATCATCCGGGCTCAATATGCAGGACGATAAGATACTCTGCTCCAGCTCAATATTCTGCGGCGGAATCTTTATTGTCTTATTAATCATCCGACCACTCTTTCCTTTGGGGCTGCTGTTGTGTTCTCTCTTTATTCTCTGGTTTAAGCCAAACACCATTCATTTTCTGCTTCCACCCTTTCACTTCATTCCCCTTAGAATCTGTCCAAGGTGGATCTGCTATATTATAATATTCAAATGCTCTTATAGCTAATTCTGATGAATATCCCTTTCCCTTGAAATATTGTACCACCTCATCTTGTGTTGGTGGAATAAATACTTTCTTTTCTTTTTTAGGTTTTGAAACTTTAGGTTTTTCAGATCCATCGCTATATATATTATTTATTCTTATGTTCTTACATTCTTGTTTGTTGTCGCTTGCTTGTCGCTTGCTTGTCGCTTGACTGACGGTTTGATTGTCATCTTGGTTATTTCTTGATTGGTAAGTTTCCCATTTTACTATTGAAATTATCGAAAACTTGTTTGTCGTTTGTTTGTCAATTTGATTGTCGTTTTTAAGGGCTTTCACGCAAGTGCGCACTGAACGCGGGCTCAGGCCAGTCTCAATCGACGCAGCATTGATCCCAAAAATAAACTGCCCAGGCTTTAAATCAATCTTCTGAAAGCCAATCATCTGTTTTGTCGGCTTATGTGTCGCTTTCAATAAACACCATGTCCAAAAAACCCACAGCTTATGATTCTGTAATATCCCAGAATTAAGACTCTTCCTCCATAATTTAACATATCCTGCGTACATTATAAATCCTTTGAAAACATCCCAGAATATAATTCACGATAAAGAGATATTAATTCTTTAGCCTCCTTGCTTCTCCCTTGCTTTTTTAATAATTTAACAACAATCACCACGAGAACTCGCTTCGTATTCTTATTTAAATTATTCAACGTCGTTGTCTCTTTAATCACTTATTCAATAGGCACCAATAATTTAAAATTCATTATTAACAACCCCCTTAAAAACTCAAAGCTGGTATAGATAAGGGAGGTAGCAGCTCCACTTTACCACCAGGGCAATGGCGATATTTATACCGGCTTTTAATATTTAAAGATGTGTTTTTTGAGACAAAAAAACAATATTAACAACTTTATTCCTGTAAATTTCTGCCATAGACAACTATTTTTCTATCACAAAAATTTT